ATCTACACACTGCGGGCAATTAAGTTTTTCACCCCCCTATGGTGCGGCGACGCAACGTCGCGAGGGCGAGCACGCCCAGCGCCAGAATGCCCATAGTGGCCGGCTCAGGCACCGCTGCGACGGCGGATGAGGCAGTGCCGGCGAAGCTTGCATCAAACGGCGCAATGGTGCTGCCGATGCTGGCGAGCGCTGGCGTGAGGTTAGACAATGCGAGATTGAAGCTCGTGGGTGCGATCAGATCAGATGCGGGCAATATCGATGATGACAATACGAGTGTGTCAGGTGGGCTTGATACGTTCACCACCAAGCCGGTGCCGCCCGCTGCACCGAAAGCGGCATCGGTGAATGTCCCTGACAGGATATCAACACCACCGCAGTTTGCCGCGCTGCTAATGCAAAACGTGCCCGAGTAGTGCTGAAGCAGCGCCGAGCCGACACCAGACACGGCATCGATGCTCGATGCAGACAGGTTGAAGAATACGCCAGCCATCGGCGAATTGCCGAAAAGCTGCGTCACATCGGTGCTTGCATTATCGACCGTGAAGGTGGTCACGGTGTCGGTGGCATCGACCGTTGCGGTGAATGTGTTGCTACCGCTGGTCTGGCCGAAAGCTGCGATCTGCGCAGCCCCTGCAGGGGCAGCGAACGCGAGCGAAAGAACGGTGGCAAGCAGCAGTGCTTTCATAATGGCTTTTCCTTCGGCGAGGCAGCGGCGCCAGAGCGTGATGCCCTGGCGCCTGGAGTGCTTAGGCTTTCGGCTGCGCTGGTGGCTCGGGGAGCTGCACACCGGGCGGCAGAGGCACGGCGACATAACCAATGCCTGGCACCCAGAGGATGAGATACCCGCCACCACCACCTGCGGGCGGCAGCTCGATGGGATGTGCGGGCTCACCTGGAGGTGCGGCACCGACAGGCGGCAACACGATGGGGTGCTCTGGCGTGCCGCCCCCTGGCGAGCCTGGAGGCACCGGCTGGATCGGATGCGCAGGGAACGGTGGCAACGAATTGTCGGGGTAGCCCGGAGGTGGCGGGATCGGCAACGGGTAGCCCACTTGCGGTGGTGCGCCGCCCCAGATGCCTAGGGGTGGTGGTGGTGTCGGCAGCGGATAGCCCACTTGCGGTGGTGCGCCGCCCCAGATGCCTAGGGGTGGTGGTGGTGTCGGCAGCGGATAGCCCACCTGCGGTGGTGCGCCGCCCCAGATGCCGAGAGGTGGAGGCACCGGCAATGGATAGCCGACTTGCGGTGGTGCGCCGCCCCAGATGCCGGGCGGCTGTCCCGGCGGTGGCGGATAGATCGGGCCACCTCCGACCTCTGGCAGATGGAGCTTGCCGATAAAAACAACATCAAGCACGGGCATGAAGCGCGACTCCTGATTGGGGTTTCACGTGTGACGGGAACGATTACCAAAGCCCCCGCCGGCAGCGGCAGTGATCCTGTCGTGACACTGCTTGCGGAGCGCCTGGAGATTGTCCCAGGCGTAAAGCAGAGCACTGTCACCGTGGTGGGGGCGCTTGTGATGCACCACCTGCGCGGGGTGGCCGCAGCCGCATTCGCAGAGCGGATGCGTGTTGAGATACGCGGCACGCAGCTTTTGCCATCGCCGGCCATAGATGCGCGACGGTGACGGGCGAGTGGCGACGTATTGGGCCTTGCGCTCGGCCCAAGGCTGCACGCCTGGGGGCTGGTGCTTCGGTGCGGAAAACGGCATGGGGCTGGTGCGCTCTGCCGGCGCGGCGCGGAAGCAGCGACGGCGAGCGTAGCGGTTTATTACCCGCCTTTGCGGCATCACGCAATATCCTTACGCAGCCTCTAGAAGCCGCCACGAAGCCGGCTACAGGCGGGCGACGCGCTGGCCGCTGTCAGTCACCGGCCGGGGCGCCAGACGGCGCCTAGGCCCGCTCCAGGCTCGCGCAAGCGCACGAATGGCAAGCACGGTCCAGTCGCGCACCGTCTCGCGGTTGCGGCCGGTGATGCGCGCCACCTCGACCCACGGCAGATCGCGCACGATGCAAGCGCGGCACAGATCGGCCGCGAACCGGCCAATCGATGCCTCGACTGCCTGGAGCTTGGCCACGGCGCCCACGGCTGCGAGCATTCGGGTGTGCGCATCTGCGCCACCTCCCGGCGAGCGCATGAGCTGCGCGGTTGTGGCCACCTCCAGGCGCGCGGCTTCCCAGGCGCTGCGATACTCGACGGCGGCTTGATACTCGCCGGCCGTGATGCGGCCGGTATCACGCAGCACATCGAGGCGGGTTCGCACGCGCCAGCCTTGGCGGAATTCGCGCGCATCGATGGCCGGTGCCTCGATGCCGGCGAGGTGCTGGAGCGCTGCGGCCGATGGCTTCACGGGCCGCGCCGGAATTGCTTGTGATGCCACGCGGCTTCATCGGCCAGACCCTCCAGCACGTTCGCGATGGCGATCCGTTGCACGGCATCGAAGCGTTGTTGCAGCTCGCGCTCGATCCGTTGCACGGCTTCCTCGATGGCGACGGTGCGGGGATCTATCGCGTGGCCGGTCCAGTACTCGGTCGCGCTCATGTCACCGGCCCGATGCCAAGCAGGCGCCGCACGCGGTGGCAAAAGCCGCACGGCCGGCGGTGCGGTGTGGCTGGTGCCGGTGGTGCGGGGCGCTGCCTCCAGGTTCTAGGCGGCAGCGGGATCGACAGCGGCGGCATCGCTCGCCGGGGATACTGCATCGGCTGGCGTGGTGGTGCTGGCATCGCGTTTCCTCCCATTCGGTAACGGGTTGAGCTGATCGAGCACGGCAGGCGGCAGGTGCAGCGCACGCGGCCGGCGCGATACGCTCAGCGCGTCGAGCTGCGCTTGCGCCGCTGCGGCTTTCGCCATTTCCGACACGCGCAGGCTCGCCACCACCTGCTGGGTGAGCTGCTGCACGTACGCGATTTCCTCGGGCGTCGGTGGTGGGCGCGGTGGTTGCGGCGCGGGCGGCTGAATCGCGATGAGTGGCGGCCGGCGCTCGCGCCACCATGCTGACAGGTGCTCGGCAAGCTCGGGGTAGGTGGGAAAGCCTTTCATGCACTGGCGCGCCACGTGCTCCAGGCTGTCGGTGGTGAATGCGCCATCGGGGAAGCGATCCGTGAGCAGCGGCACATATGCCGCCAGCCGCATTTCGGCTTCCTGCCTAGTGATGCTTATGGCGGTGAGCACGCCCAGCGATTGACACCACTCGCGCACCACTCGGGTGTGCGTCTGCTGCTTCGGCATGGTCGATGGTCTCCTGCATGTCGGCTGCGGCACTGTCGGCGAAGCCGTTGCGGCTTTCCTTCCTCCCCCCACCATTCACACCACGCGCGCCGCGCTCCCCCCGCTTGCGGGGGGTTGGGGGGGTGTTTGAATCTGCTTCTGACTCTCGCTTCTGTGATTCGGGATGGTTTTGCATTGCAAAATCATCGGCCGACTCGCGGTGCCACCTAGCATTCGCTGCGTCGGCGCGGATCGCGGCGAGCTTCCCATCGGCTACCATTCGGCTGCTTACGAGACACCCGCAGGCTCCCCGCTTGGCCACGCCACGGCGCTCTAATTCCTCGATGAGCCGGCCCACCGTCGCCACCTTGCAGCGTGTCAATTTGGCCAGTGTGGAAAGCGATGGTGGCTTGCCGGCAATGATGACGTGCCCATAGGGATCGCCCTGCGCGGCGATGCAGAGCAGGCGCATCCAAAGGCCCTGTGCGGCAAGGCTGCACGCGGCCAGCGCCGGATCATCGCTCCAATCGCTCCAGTAGAATTTGCCCCATCGCAGCTTATTCACGTCACCCCCGGCGGCGTGCGTTCAGGTCATGTCACCTCGCGTAAGAATTCCTCGCGTTCTTCGGCCGACGCGCGTTTCCAGGCGCGGCGCAGCGTGGTCAGTGGTTTCTCTCGGTAGTACGGCGCAGGCGCGTTCAGTCGATCACGCTTGCCCTTGGCTTCGCGGTAGGCAGCAGAGTTGCCCCTCGGTAAACGAGTTACATCGTAACCCGTTTTATGCCCTCGCCCTGGCCCTGCCTTTCCGCCTTCAATGCCGATCTGTCGCTTGCCAAGCTGCTGCGCTTCCTTGAACGGCACAGGCGCCTCGACACCGGCAATGCTCAATCCATGCACCGCCCACTCGACGGCTTGCGGATCGAGGGCCAAGCCGTCGCGCAGGTACTGGTCCTTGTCCTGATAGCCAGCCCATCCGACGTGCTCGCCTTCGATAATCATACGCAAGAGGTGGCGGCAGTCGCTGGGCAGGTTGCGCTTGCAGAATGCGCGATACTCACCGATCAATTCCGGCCAGAGGTCGGGCGCGACGTTCCGCAGATCGTCGCGCCACTCCACACCGCGATTGATCGTCACATCCACGATGGGAAGTCTCCCCGCAGCAAATCCGCCTCAAGATTGCGCACCCACTCGTTGTGCCGCTCTAGCTCCTCGGGCGTGCTCGCCTCCACGGCACCGAGTGCCCACCGCTTCGCAGTGTTGATCCGCTTCATATATTCGCCGGGCATTTCGCGGGTCATCGCGCGCCCACGCTGAAGCCCAAGGCGCAACGCGAGACCGGCCACCTTGCGGGTGCGAGCCTTCAACCTGTCGCGTGCTTCTGCCTGCTGATAGGTCGCACTAAAGCGCTGATCGTTGCGTTGCTTGTATCGCAATGCCGCTTCGGCAGCGATGCGATCCGCTTCCGCGTCATCCAGGCCGCGCGCAAGCCCCGCGTCTTTCACCTCCCGCTTAACGAAGATGTATTCAGGGTCGCTCTGAATATCGATAAGGTTCACGTCGGTGATGTTGACCAGCGGCCCCGCCGGTATCGGCTGATAGTCATTATCACGAGGCGTGCGCGGGTCGTCGTCATCATCATCCGGCAGCGTGCCAACATCACCGTTGGGCGCATCAATCGCTTTCATCACCTTACGGCCAACGAATTGCGCCCAAGGGCTCGCAGCATCGACATTGATATGCCCCTCAATATCGTGCCCTGCACGCGACAGGCGCCCGATTTGCTGCTTTGAGGTGTTATGAATTCCAGGCGAGTTAAGGAACGTGCATTCGGCAGCATCGCAGATATCGAGGCCCTCGCCGGCCATGCCGACGCTTACCAGAATGTGCAACATCCAAGGTCTGCGATTGGTGATCCTGTCCTTTGGTGGGCAGAAGCGTTCAAGCACAACGCGGTTATCGTCATCGCTGCGGCCATTGATGCCGGTGCCTACCCAGTCCACCGACATACCTTCAGGCATTAGAGCGCGTATCTGCTCGCACACCACCTGCGCATGTGAGCAGCACAAGGCATACACCACCATCTGTGCCTTGATGCCCTGGTCGGCATACAATGCAATCAAGCGCTCTATGGGATGCGTAATAAGCGGCGAGACATACTTGGGTGTCCACCGGGCCTTGCGCGCGGCAATCCATTTCTCAATATTGTCAGGTGAGGCGCCGGCTTCAGCGATAAGCTCCGAGACTGTAAACGAGATAACCTCGCCATCTGCCTTGCTTACGAAGTCGATGCGGTAATCGTAACTGTGCAGGTGCAGCCGCTTGACCGCGCCCTCATCCACCGCCTGCTCGTAACTGATCGAGATATCCGGCGGGCCGAAAATTGGCTGCTCGCCCTTGCGATCCGGCGTAGCCGACATTGCGAGGAATGCGGCGCGCTTAATCTTGGCAACCTCACGTGTCCAAGCAGTATCGGTGCCATAATGGTGATACTCATCAATCACTAAAAACACGCGCTTGCCGCCAGTGATCTGCTGTACCGCAGCAACGGCCCTTTGGCTTTGCACGAGCGCCTGGACAGTGACGATAAACACCAGGGTGCCGTTGCGATACTGCTTCAGCGCGTGCACCACCCCGTCACCGATGTTGCATGATTGAGTAGTGACACCCAGCGCGGCAAGCTCACGCGGAATATCTTCGCCGGCTTGCGTGGCTTGCCCAACCTGCGGCACCACCACCAGCATGATATCCGCAGCATCGAGCGCGCGCAGGACCGCAAAGGCGGTCGCTGCGAGGCGCGTCTTGCCGTAGCCGGTGGGCAGCTTCACAACGGTGGTCAGCAGTCCATCCTTGAAGCGCTGGCACGCCTCCGCTTGCCCTCTGCGGAGGTCTTGGAACGATGGCATTTCAGGCACAAAAGCTGAAGGTTCCATAGCTCGGTAGCTCCCTTTTCGATGAAAGGTCGTACGTGATCGGCTTCGCACTGCGCTTGCAGCTCGATGCCGCAGCCTGCGCATCGCCCGTCTTGGGCGATCCACACGATTTCGCGTTGTGCTTTTGTCGCGATCCTTCTCCCTGCTGTTTTCATTCATGCCGCTACCCTTACCCTGCCGGCGCGCGGCACGCCCCAGGCATCGAGCAGCGCCAGCGCGTCATCGGCGCTGCACGCCACGCCATACCGGCCGCGCGCGAGCAGGATCGCGGTGGCGACGCTCTGCTGCTCCAGGCTCACCATCCCATCGGGGGCTTTCACCTCGATGTGGTGCGCGAAGCCGCGATGCAGCACGAAGATATCGGGGACACCAGCGATACAGCCGCGTGAGGTGCGCAAGCCCGGTGCGGTGCCTTCATAGCTGGCCATATCGATCGACCACCACACCACGCCAGCTCGCGACACATGCCCTGGCCGCGCCAGCTCCAGGCAGAGCACACCGGCAATTTGCTGGTGGATGGCAAGCTCTGGCACGCGGGGAGCGGCGAGACGGAAGGGGCGCGCAGTGGTGCCGTCGCGAGCCACCACGAGCCCCTAAGCTGCACGCAGCGGAGAGTGTGCCTCGATATCCTCCAGTTTCAGCTTGAGGCCATATGCGTTGGCCAGCCGCAATAGCTCGGGCCAGTGGCGGGCGGGGATGCCGTCGCCCTTCCAGTGGCAGATCGTGGAGTGGCTCAAGCCGAACCACTCGCCAAGCTCGCGCTGCGATCCCATCGCCTCGGTCAGCAGATCAATAATGCGGTCGTGCTTCATACGGGTGCGCCCAAGGTAATTGCCTTGTAGGCAATAGGCAAGCGGCGGGCGCCCGCGCCACCCGCGCAACATTGCTGCTTGCCGGCATACCAGATAAGGCGCAGCGTAGGCTTGCCTAAATGGCAACACTGGATTCGCGTGGAGATTGCGCCTTTGCCCCGCTACAGTAGAAAGGTGCCGAAGCGATCCGTCAGCGACGAGACGCTGGTCAAGATTGGTCAGCGTGTCCGATGGCTGCGTGAGGCATTAGGCCACACGCAGGCGGACTGGGCGCGCCGTTTGCGCATCTCAGTGATGGCCCTGAATAAATGGGAAGCCGGCACGCGGCTGCCCAATATCAACGCCTTAATAACTATTTGCGACGCTTCCGGCGCTTCGATGGATTATCTGGTGCGGGGCATCGTGACGGCGGAGATGGCGCCGCTGTTGGTGGAGGCCCTGCATCGGCAACACGCGGCCGACCTCGTTTTCCGGGCGCTCCCTCGCCGCGCGCGACGGTAAGCCGCTCGATATCCTCGGCCACCTGCCGGCTGTAATCGGATGGATAGTCCTGGTTTCTGTCTCCACGAATTGTCACGGCCCAGAAGTCCCTTCACGTGCAAAGAGGATTTCGGCACGTCGGATTGATTGCCCATTGGGGCACTCGCACACTCAAAATGCAATATCCGGCGACGACCGAGCGTCAATCAAAATTCCTCGCTGCCGGTAACGCACAGTTAGGGGATATTGCCTTAGAGGCAATAGTCTGCCTACCCTGACGCTCCGATCTTCAGGGAGAAGTGAGATGGCAGAAGCCACTCCAGCATTGCGTCGGCGGCAAGAGGGCAACGCACCTGGACCTGAAGCCATTATGCGCTGCGTCACTGCTCTTATGCGGGCACGCTCCGCGCTCCAGCATGATGACGACCTAGCCGATGACGAACGAGTCCTAGCGGTCGCGCTCGATATCGACCCCAACATATGCCCGCCGGATGAAATATTGCGGCGCATGATAAAGGCCATCGTATTTGCTGAAGCGCGCCGCGACGAAGCCAAGACCTTCGCCGATCAGATGCGGGGACGCCAGCAACGCTACGCTGACCGGGCGATGGTGCTGCGCGTCGAGTTGCTGGACATAATGCTTGCGCTGGAGCGCTCCAGCTTCGCCGGCTCACCGTTCCGCACCGCGTCGGTGGTGAAAGGCAAGCAAGGCGCACTCATTACCGATGAGGGTGCAATCCCCGACGAATACAAGGTGGTCATCCCAGCCACCACGCGCCCCGACATGAAACACCTGCTTGCCGATCTGAAAGAGGGTGTGGTGATCGATGGCGTGGTGCTGTCCAACGGCGCACCACACTTGATGCTGAAAGGCGATAAGCCGCTGGAGGATGAGCCGGCAGCGCTGGAGGTCGCAGAGTAATGGCACGCGCAGCACAAGCCTCAGGCACGGCCGTGGCAGTGCGGCCGCGACAGCCAGCGGATTTCAAAGGCACCCCCGCGCAATGGCGCGTGCTCACCGAGACGGTGTGGCCATCTGCGCGCACTGCTGAAGCGATCCAGCTTGCGATTGCCTATTGCGGCGCGCGCCACCTCGATCCGTTCAAGCGGCCGGTGCACATCGTGCCGGTGTGGAACAAAGCGCTACGCCGCGAGGTCGAGACGGTGTGGCCGGGGATCAATGAATTGCTCACCACGGCCGCGCGCTCAAAAGCCTTTGCCGGCGTGGACGAAGCCGTGAACGGGCCGGTGGAAACCCGCACGTTTGAAGGCGCCGTGGACGATGAGAATAACCGGCGCCATGTCAAGGTCACGGTGACCTTCCCGGTATCGTGCTCGGTGCGTGTCTGGCGCCACGTGCAAGGCGAGCGCCGCCCATTCACGGTGCCGGTGTATTGGATGGAAACATACGCGCACCGGGGATTTTACTCGGAACTACCCAACGCGATGTGGGAGAAACGGCCCTACGGCCAGCTTGCAAAGTGTGCGCTCGCCGCGTCGCTGCGCGCTGCCTTCCCCGAGGATCTGGGCAGCGAGTATGCGGCAGAGGAAATGGAAGGGCGCGAGGTGGAGTCCGGTGGCGTCGTCATCGATGGCAACGTGGAGCGCGAGGAAGCCGGCGACACCACCACCACCAGCGAAGAACCAGGCGCGCTGAAATTGATGCTGCTCGATGAAACCAACGGCACAATTTGGATGAAGCACCTGCGCGGGCTGGCCGATGCAGCGGCCAGTGATGATGAGGTGGTGCAGATCGGTGGCCACCCATCGGTGCTCGCCAAGCTCGCGCGCGACAGCAAGTTCCCGAAGGCGCTGCAAGAGGAAATCACCGAGCTGCTGCGCAAGGCACATGAGCGCTTCGCGCCAGCCGCAGATCAGGGCACGGACTCTGGCGACGGTGACACCGGCCAGACATGGGATGGTGATCCGATCGGCGAGCTGCTTGCGGAGGTCGATCAGATGGACGCAATCACGCTCGATGGCTTGCAGACCAATGCGGCATGGCGCGCCAAGGTGAAAGCGGCAAGCAGCGATTTCCCGCCAGATGAGCAGCGCTTGAGGGAACACATCGAGGCGCGCGTGGCCGCGCTGAAAGCAGGGGGGACACAATGAGCACGGCACCGACACACCGCAGGCCCAAGGTGCAGAATCACGAAATCCTAGTAATGGTAAAGCTGGCCGATCTGTATGCAACGCTACGGCCAGACGCACGCCACCGCGTGCACGAGCACCTCGGGCAATTGCTCGATAATCTGCCGGTGATTGCCTCGGTCGGCGCAGCAGACGAAAGCGAGGAAGACGGGCCACTGCTATTCCATCGCAACCGGGAGAGGGCCGATGGCGAGCAGATTGCGTGAGGCATTGCTGCAAGCCACGGTGCCGGCGCCCACCATGCTCAATACGCACGATCTTGCGCAGCTTATGCGCATCAGCGAGTCGAGTGTTACGCGCTGGGCACGCTTCGGCACTGAGGGATTTCCTAAGCCGGTCGTGTCCGATGGCACCAAGCTGCGCCTATGGCTGACCAAGGATTACAACTCCTGGGTGGCTGGCAGGGAGCAGCGCAATAGTGTGCCGATGGCGCCACGCAGTAAGCATCGCCGGGCGCGGTGATGAGCGGCCGTCTGATCCAGCCATCGCTCGATGACATGATCCGCGAGGTGCGCCGCGAGCTGGAGCAGCGCGGCCGCCTGTATCCCGAATGGGCACGCACCGGCAAAGCGAACAAGCGCCGGCTGGATTGGCAATTCGATGTAATGCAAGCATTGCTTAACAAACTGGAGGCGGAACGCGATGGGCTGGGAGAGCGACACGAAGCGCAGTGACGGGCTCTATATTTACCGGCACGCCGATAACAGGTGGGCCATTCACCACCGTGGCAAGGTCAGCACGGTGTGCCCCTGCTGCGGCAAGTCAATACCGACCCAGCGCATCGCTCGCATAGTCGCCGATGCATTCTGGCCGCAGCCGAATGGTCAGCTTCCCGTGGATCTGGAGTAATGGCAGCGGCCGAGCCGCGCACGCTCGCACTGGCAGCCGGTGCCGCGACGCGCGCCTATACCGAGGTGAAGGCACTGGTGAAGCACACCGACACCATGCCGCCCCCGATCGCGGTGCAGGGTCGTGTGATTATCGAGGAACTGGACTTGCTGCGCTTTTATCTGCGCGAGCAGACGCTGCTCGGTGTCATCGAGCCGGCGCCGGCAGAGGCCGCTGTGACAGCGCTACAGCGGCAGCGCACGCGCCGCGCTACTGCGGCAGCGCTGAAGCTCCAGGCGCCGGCAAGCGGCAAGGCAAAGGGCGGCCACGCGCGCGCAGCGTCGCTGGCGCCGGCCAAGCGCAAGGCAATCGCGCAGAAGGCAGCGAAAGCACGATGGGGATGGAAACAGTTGGGGAGGAAGTGATGCCCGAGCAGCACGAGCAATGGTGGCACGTCTATGTGCGCTGGGATGATGGTGAGCGCGAAATGATCCGCACCAAGCTGCCGCGCATGTTGGAGGGCAGTGACCGCATGGTGGTGATGGCGTGTTTGCCGGAACCGCGGATCAGGCGCCTGCTGCCGGCGAGGTGGAGGCGCGCACAATGACGATGGAGGAAATACTAAGCGCGAGTGGCCGCGACCCTGAGCGGTATTATACCGGCCACGTGCTGGCGCCGCTTGAGCAGCACGTGACGGTCACGGCACACGGCAAAACCAAGCGGCTGCCGTGGCGCCTGGAGGTGTGGCATCATTCGCCCACCGGCTTGTCGTGGGGCTATGGCGGCAGCGGGCCGGCGCAGTGCGCGCTTGCCATTCTGTGTGACGTGATCGGCCCCAGGCGCGCCGTGCGCTTGCATCAGCAATTCAAATGGCACTGCATTGCACCTCTTGCCATCGATGAGGGCTGGACCATGACGGCGCGCGAGGTGCTGTTTTGGGTCGCCTTCGCAGAGCACGAGGACTGCACCATCCCCAACGAAGCCACTGAAGACCTTCCCAAAGCATGGCCGGCGAGGGTTGCGGGGGTCGTTTGCCAGCGGTGCGGCGCTCCGTTTGTCGCGCGGCGATGCGACGCTAAATATTGCTCTGCCGCGTGCCGGATGGCAGCCGTGCTTGGGAGGCGCAAAGCGGCGCGCCGCGCCGGCCAGGTCGCGCAGAGTGGCGACTCAGGTGGTGACTCGGAACCGCCTTCCCGTGCCACATCCTAGCGTTTTCAAGCGGTTGGGCCGTGACCCGGCGTTGTTCACCACAATGCCGTGCCGCGCGCAGTGCATAGCACCGATCCGCTAACCCGTTGATTTGTGGTGGGTCGCCCGCTAGCTTCCAATGCAGTCACCGCAATTCGGTGCGCTGGAGCGCACCCGAGGTGGTGATAGAGGTGGTGAGAGTCTCACCACCTGCGTGAAACAGATGCGGCGCCACACTGCGAATGCGGCGCCGCTCAAAGGAAGGCAAAGTATCAATGTTCACTCCCAAGCTTACCCTCTCCACCGTGCGTGCGCAATTGCGCGAAATTGGCGTGGTGATCGCGCGCACCGAGTATGCCGAATACCGCGTGAATTTCCGCGCCGGCCGCGAAGCCACGGCATACTACACCCCATCGCTGCTCGACGCGCTGGAGACTGGCCGCGCGATGGTGGCCCAGCAGCGGGAGGTGGTGTGATGCTCACCGACCGCGCAATTGCAGCCCTGAAGCCGAAGCCGAAAGCCCATCGCGTTACCGACGCGGCGGGCCTTTTCCTGATGGTGATGCCGGGGGGCACGAAAGTGTGGCGCTGCATCTATACCGTGGCCGGCAAGCGCAAGCTGCACAAGCTTGGCGAATACCCGGCCATGTCGCTGCTCGATGCACGGCGCGCTCGCCTCGATGTGCGGCACGCGGTGCAGCAAGGTGGCGACCCCAGCCTGGAGCGCAGCGCGGCCAAGCTGGAGCGCATCGAGCGCAACGGCCAGACATTCGAGCCGATGACGCGCCTCTGGCACGCGGCGCGCGAAAGCCGCTGGCAGCCTGCCTATGCCAAGCAGATGATGCAGCGCCTGGAGGCACACGCCTTCCCGGCCATCGGCAAGCTGCCTATCAGCGAGGTGACGCGGCGCGATATCAAGGCGCTGCTCGATGCCTGCCGGGAAAAGAGCGGCGCTTTCCAGGCCGATCATGTGCGGCAGCATCTGGTGTGCGCCTTCAATGAGTGGCTGGATGATGAATTGATCGAGCGCAACCCCGCCGATCGGCTGGCAGAGCACACCGCACCACCGCGCAGGAAGCCGCAGCCGGCCGTCCTAGAGGTCGCCGAGGTGCACAAGGTGCTGGCCGATTTCGAGGCCTCTGGCGTCAGCCCGTCGCTGAAGCTGTTGCACCGTTTCCAGGCGCTCACTGGTGTGCGGCCGAGCGAGGCGCGACTGGCGCGGTGGGAGGAATTCGCCAAGCCTGGAGTGTGGCGGATTCCGGCAGAGCGCATGAAAGGCCGGCGCGGCCGGAAGCTGCCGCACACGGTGTTCCTGTCGCCGCAGGCAATCGAGGTGGTAGAAGTGGCGCGCACGCTGGCGCCGATCGGCGCCGAGTGGGTATTCGCCACCGACAATTTCGGCACGCACCGGCACCAGTCGTTTAACCGCTCGACGCTGGCCGATGCCATGCAGCGCGTGCTTGGCAAGCGGCTGCACGTGGCGCACGGCTGGCGCGCGTCGTTCCTCACCTTAATGGCGCAGCGGCATCCCCGCGACGAAAAGCTGCTTGATGCCATGCTGGCACACGAGACCAAGGGGCAGGTGGAGCGGCTTTACAATCGCACCAGCACGGAAAGCTACGCCGACACGCTGCGGCGCTTTTGGAGCGAATGGGCCGACTTGCTGCTAGACGGTGCGCCGTCTGCCTGGAGGCTGGCCGGCGACAACGTGGTGGAGCTGCGGAGGGCCGCAGCGTGATGCGGCTGGTGTTGCTGGCAGGCGCGGTGCTGGCCGCGTCTGCCGCGCACGCGCAGGTGCAGATTGGCCCCAATGGCGCCGTTACCTGCCCCGGTGGGTATTACGCGCAGACTCTGAGCGGCGAGCTGCGCATTGTCTGCCCCACCACCATCACGCCAGAGGAAGCGCACCGCTTTAATCGGGAGCAGGCGCAGCGCTGGCAGAGTCAGCAGGATGCTTATCGCCAGTCTATTATCGAAAGCGGCGTGTGCGATCGGCCCGGTGTGCCGTCGTATCAGGTGCCGCCGATCTGCGGCGACATAAAGCGCGAGCGCGCCAAGCCGGAATAAGAGCGCGCCGCGAACACAAAGGGGGCGCCTCTCGGTGTGGGAGGCGCCCCAGTCTTTTACGATAGCCCCCGGCGGGAGTGCGCTATCGTTCTTCAGAGGCTAGCGGCGGCAGCGTGCTGGCGCCAGGGGCGAGCGGCCGGGGGCGTTCGCGGTGCGATGGCACCGCTGCCTCGCGCGGCTCAAAACGTGGCGGGAGTTCAAGGCTGCGCCGCTTGCGCCAGATCGCTGCCTTGCTTCGCCCCAGCCTTTCGCCGATGACGCGCACGCGCTTCCCGTCCAGCCATAGCTTGCGCAGCAGCTCCTCCTCTTCGACGCTCCAGGCTTCGGGTGCCGGCTGATTGTAGGGCATGGCGCCTCTCCCCTTTCCATGTGCCGTCATTGCCTCCAGGCGGGCGCTGGCGCCGTCTAGCGGCTGGCAGGTGTGGCAGGTGCGGCCGGCTGGCCGGCGCCGTCTGGCGTGCTCTGCGGCGCCGCTGGTGGCCACGGCTCGCAGTGCACCACCGCGCGCAGTGCGAAGATGTAGCAAACCGGGTAGCCAACCGGGTCGCAGCCGGAAAGCGGCAGCAGGATCGCGGCGAGCAGTAGCCGCCTAGATATACTGGCCGCCGCTGCCAACGGTGCCCGGTGCGCTGCCAGGGAAAAACGTCGCTCCACCACCCCCGGTATTGATGATGCCGTTAAGGCTGGCGCTGTAACGCGGTCCAGATGCCGTGCCAGTAAAGTGGGTGTTCGCGGCGATTGCTTGTATGAAACCCGAGCTTGCGGCAACGAAGCCATTTGCGAAAGCCGGTGTCCCGGAAAGCGTCACGGTCAGGCTGGCGCCTGAATAACTCACGATCGAGCCATACCCGGCCAGGATGTGAGACTGCGCCCCGCCGGCAATCGCATATGAGCTTAGGAAGGTGACGCTGCCGCCATCACCGAATGCGTGCTGGCCGGGGCAGGCGGCAAACGTCACTGCCCCCTCGACGGTTACGTTTGATGAGCCGGTGGCCACGATGCAGCACGCGGCATTGCCCAGCGTGTCGGTGCCCGTCCCTGTCATCTGAAAACCGGATATGCCGATAAAGGCGCCGTTGGAGGCCTCAAAGCAGTGCCCGTTGGTGACCGACACCACGCAATTGCCGGGCGCGCCGACATTGCCGACAAAATTCACGGTATTGCCGGTGCCGTAGCCGAGTGGCGCGCCTGCTGCGAGCAGCCCTTGCGTATAGGTGCCATCGGCCACATTCACGATGACGTTGTGACCGTTGAGGTCGATGTAGCCGACCACATTGTTCCAGGCATGTTGCAGGGTGCGCCACGCTGTCGCACTCGATTGCCCGTCGTTTGCATCGTTGCCGGTGGTCGAGACATAAAGGTTGAGGTTTGCGCTGAGTCTGTTACGCCCCAGCCGCTGGATTGCCTGAAGCAATTGGGTCCTGTCGCCCTTGTCCAGTGTCAGCCCAGCGGCAAGCACCACATTGGCCAGTTCCTCTTGCGTCATGTTGAGCCATTCGGCTTCAACTATGGTTGCATCAACACCGGCCGGTGGCGTGCCGCCGAAAAAATAGCTGTTGGGCTGCGGCCCCGGCGAGGTGGCCGTGGGCAGCGACGCAACGGCAGACGCATTGTCAATCCGATACATCGGTGGATTCCTTGTGAGACACCAGCATCCGCCGCTGGAGCTGCTCCATGAGCCGGTCAAACACCGGGCGCGATGTCTTGAGCGGCAATTCAGCAAGCCCCGCCAGCACCACGTCCCATTCGCGCGCTTCGAGGTTGAGGTCGATGACAGCGTTAGGATGCAGCGGCTCATAACGTGGTGACATATCGTTCATTCGTTTGGTTCCTGTTTGGTTGGCCGCAAGCCAGCAAGCTTGCGCACGTTCGCGACGCGCCGGCCTTCAGGGCCGGTTAGCGTGTCCCAGGCCATGTCGCAGATTTCACAATATGCTCGATGCACCTGAGTGTTGGGATCGCTGTTAACGAGAGCACCATTGCCATCGTAAATAGGCGTCCATTCCTTGATGGGTTCAGCAATCGCCGAGAAATAAGTGATGCGGCAGTCTTCGGGATTGGCGGGACATTGGGGATTAGGATCGGGCATGTAAAACCCTCATGGCACGTTGTTGGCATAGACCATCGTTGGCCGTGTTGCGGGCAACGTGACGGTGCGCCCGCCGAATGAGTTGCCGGTGACGACATGCGCGCCATCGCTGACGATCTGCACGACCGGCCCGCTGCCGCCCGCCGCTGGCGCGAAGCGGTTATCAGTCAACGTTATGTAGGCGCCGGTATTGATCTGAAAGAACGGTTTGGTCGTCACGAGGCCGTTCGGGATATTGATCCGCATCCCGGTTGCCTGCACCTCGGTCGGGCCGTTCACCCCGAAAGCCTGCACGCCCAACATATCGGCGGGCATATCCCAGCGTCCGCCGACAATCTGGCAAACGATGAAGAATCCGGCGGCGGGCGATAGCAACAGGAAACCGTTAGTAAGCGCGACGGCAGCGAAGAACCAGGCATCACCAATTGTAATACGCCCGCCGCTCATAACGATCGGATTGACGCTCGCGGACGCGGCAGTGAAATAGCAGCTTGCAAGCTGAATGTAGCCGTCCGTCATATTGATGCCGTTGGTCGTGTCGAAAGCGACATTCGAGAATGTGCCGAATGTCGGGTTGCCGCTGCCATCGCGGGTCAGGATCATCCCCTGGCCGGTGTAGAATAAGCAGTTGGACACTTGCAGATCGTCACAGCGCGCGGAGCGGATGCCGACCCCCCCAGTCGATCCTGACAGATAGATGGTCGTTTGGTTGGCGGTAAGCGTGTCAGGTTCAAAGCGGCAATTGTCAACGGTAACGGTGTCGGCGGAACCGTTGATGTTTATGTGGTCGTTAAAGGCGGACAGTTCGCAATCGGCGATCGTCGTCCCGCCGGGATTGCCAAACAGCATGAATGCGGTCATTGCGGCGGTGATCTTCAGGCCACGAAAGAGCTGGCGCGCGGAATTGTTGGTGTAGAATGCCGGCGGATAATTCGTCAGGCTGCCTTTAACCGTCGTGTCGGGTTGGATGAAGTTGATTGAGAAATCGCGGAACTGCGGCCCTGGCAGCAATAGCGAGCTGGTTACGAACACGCCGGTCGCCGACAGGTTGAACGTCGCGCCGATCTGGATCGCACTCGACACCTTGCCGTCGCCATAGATCAATTGCCCAGCCGCCGAGCAAGTTATCTGATCGAGGATAATGTAAGGCGTAGCCGAGTCAGGGATATGCACCGGCAAGCCGGTGGCGATCGCATTGCGAAATGCCGTTGTGTCGTTGGTCGTTCCGTCGCCTTTCGCGCCGAACCATTTGACCGACACCGGATCGCCGGCCATTTCGCGATACCAGCGGCGCCCGGAGGCATCGACGATGATCGTCCCGCCGTTGTCGGCGCTGGTGGTGTCGGTCGAGACATAGACGAACATGCCTTCGCCACCGTCCGCGTCGGCGGCATAGCCGCGCACCCAGATCGGCGTGACGCTCACCGTGGTGTTAGCGCGCAGTGCGGCAATCGTCGCGAGCGGCACGACGGTGGTCCGATCGACATATTGTTTAGTGGCGCAACCAAGAGCATTAACTGGATCACCAGATAACAAAATTCCCGTTCCTGCTGGCATCGTTAAACCAGCAGTAGTCCACGGGAATACCACATTCCCATTAACAACCATGTTCAATGTGCCGCTAGTGATACTAAACCCATATGTCGTGCTAAACAGCGCAATGTGTTTTGATAAGTCTGTCGCGGTTGCGACTGTGCCGGTCGTGAAGTTCTGCCCGACAGTGGCGATGGTCACGCCACCATTAAAAGTTGTTAGTCCGGAACTACGAAGGATAGAGAGGGCATTCCCGAGACTAGTTCCGGTGTCACTGAACCGAGTGACGATTAAATCGCTCCCGGCATTAGAGCCGCCTTCAGCGCTAGCATTCGCGGTAATGCCCCATCGGTTCCCGCCTCCCGTGGTTTGAAGATAGAGGCTACGATTTGTGGCTGCGGGATTAGTGACGGTAATCGCTCCGTTTGAAACATATAAATTGTAATTGGAGAAACCAACACGCCCCGATCCGAATCCTATGCCGCTGCTATAGCCTACGGGATTGAACTCGATGAACCCTTGATCTGAAACGTCGGTCGTCAGCTGAATGCGCTTTGATGCTGTGGTCCAGCCGGTTCCGGCGGCGTTGCGCCATTCGATGACCCTTAGCTGCGAACTATTGGTGTTCGAGTTCGAGGTCATTAACGTTTGCATCCAGCCAACAATCTGAATGCTCGCGCCGCTGGCGACGCCCGTGCTTGTGACGTTCGCGCTTAGTGTGATCGTCGTCGCATCAAAGGCGGTAATAACAGCGTTGTTCGGGATATTAGTCCCGTAGACATATTGCCCATTAGCGACGCCCGTTGTGGCGGCGAAGGTCAGCACGTTGCCGGAAGCGGTCGCGGCTGTTGTGACAAGTGTCTGCGGACCAGACTGATTAAGCTGATTCGTGTTGCCGAATCTGACCCCGTTCGTGGGATCACTAGAGTTTATGAGCCATGATGTATTTGTCCCGGTGACAGCGCCCGCGTTCAGCGTGACATTGCCGGTGCTTGACGTAGTCAGGCTGGCGCCAGCCGGGAACACCAAGCTGGTGCTAGTGAAAGGCCACGCTACGCCATTAGCAACGACATTCAACGTGTTGCTAGTGATGCTGAAACCAAAGGTCGTGGAAAACAGCGCGATATGTCTGGACAGATCGGTCGCCCCGCCAGGGGCGACCGTGCCACCAAAACTTAACCCGCCGGACATAGCCCCGCCGGTCGTCAACAGTCCGCTGACGCCGGTCACGTCGGCACTGGTCAGCGTGACCGCGCCCGTGCGCGTGTTGAAACTCGACACGCTGCCAGCGAGGCCATTGTCCACATACTGTTTGGTGGCCGCACCCAATGCCGTCGTGGGGTCGGCTGCGAGTATCATCGACCCGGAAATCGTTACCGTTGTGTTGGTGATTCTTATCCCGCAAGCCCCCGTGTTGTTCCAAGTTGATAGGGATAAGACGCCGGTATTGATTGCGGAGCCGCTCGCCACAAGCGCCAGATCACCAGCGCGGTTGATCGCGTTAAATGATCCAGAACTAATGTTCGGAATTAAAGCAACGCTGCCGTTCGCTCCCGCGTTCGCCGAGAACGCGGAGGTTGCGCTAGGGGCACTGGTATTTTGATTGACTCGAATGGTGCCGGTGACAGTGCCGCCTGTTAGCGGCAGAAAATTCCCGAGACCTCCGGCTGCAACGATCGAGGTCGCGTTGCCCCCGGTGTTGCCCTTGCCATACCAGAGCGTGTCGTCCTGCTCATTATAGGCAAGCTCGCTGGCGAACAACGAGGCCGGCGCACCTGCCGCACCACCGACAGCGCGGCGCCTGATGCGGATCGTATCGACCATTCAGAAGGTTCCGCAGTCGAGTGTAATGCCGTCGATTGTGCCGCCGGTGATCGCGACGGCGGTCGCATTCTGCGTTGACATGGTGCCTAGGCCGGTTATCGCGGTGGATGGAATTGTCGCGCTCGCGGTCATCGCGCCCGTGCCGTTGCCCTGGACATAGCCGGTCAGCGTTGCAGCTCCAGTGCCACCATAGGGCACCGTGACCATGGCGCCGTTCCAAGAGCCGACCGTGATCGTGCCAAGTGTGGTGATGGTGCTCTGGCCGACATAGGTCGCGGCAATATCAACCGAAGCGCCCACGGTGATGCGGTTCGCGGTGCCGACAACCGAGAGCACGTTGCCGGCTTTTGACAGACCGTTGCCGGCTGTGATCTGGCCGGCAGCGCTAAACTGCACCCAGGTGATCGGGGTGGTGCCAAGCGTGCCGCCGGGGTCGGACGAGCAAAGCCAGCCGGTGTCGGCGTTGACGGTGCCCTGCTCGATGAAGACATAGGTGGCCGGGACCTCGGACCAATTGTTCATATCCGCCGAGCGCGTCCAGGCGCCGGCCGCGACGACATAAATACCATTGTTCGCTGCGGTGGTCTGATCCTTGACCAAAACGCGACTGCCGGCGACGAGGGCCACGCCATCGATGGTTTGCGTGCCCGAGAGTGTGATATTCGCGCCAACGGTCGCGGCGAGACACGCCTGCGAAGCATTCAGTCCTAAAATGGAATTATCAACATAGTTTTTGGTCGCTGCATCTTGCGGGTTAACGGGATCGAGCAGGTTCTGCAGGGCCTGATTGTTCCAGCTCACCGCAGCGGTCGGCACGGCTTGCTGATCCTGCCGAACACTCATCGCAAACTGTGTCGTCGCCAATGTCGTGTTGTTGGTGCCCGAGGCTTGCGTAATGCCGGTGGTGCCGGTCGGCAGCGACGGTGTGCCGGTAAACACTGGCGACGCGAGCGGCGCATAACCGGAGATGGTGGCGCCGGCTGGAATGGTGACAACGCCCGTAAATGTGGGGTTATTGATCGGTGCGCGCGAGGTGTCGGTGGGGTGCACATGGTCGCCGCGCGCGTATGTCGCCAATACGCCCGTCGCCGCAGCGCCGTCCATGATTGGCGTTGTCGAGGACGCAACGGGCACCTGCGCGATGACGAAGGCGGTGGTCGCAATCTGCGTGGTGTTGGTGCCGACCGTCGCAGTAGGTGCCAGCGGTATGCCGGTGAAGCTGGGGGACGCTATCGGTGCCGCGCCGAGCAGCGTCATCACCTGCGCAACGGTAAGATCGGCCGCGTTCGCGGTGGCGCCAGTATTGTTACCCTTCAGCGTGTTGGTTGCCATCTGCGCGGCGAGCGCATTGGTGATGCCGTTGGTGGCGACGCTGACGGTCACCGCACCAGTGCCGCCACCTGTTAGGCCGGTGCCAGCGGTCACCGAGGTGACCCCGGTGGCGAGACCCGACACCACGCTTTGCACAAAAGCGGTGGTGGCAATCTGCGTGGTGTTGGTCGTCGAGATAGGGGTGGGCGCGGCGGGAATGCCGGTGAATGTCGGCGAGGCAAGCGGCGCATAACCGCTGATCGATGCGCCGGCTGGGATGGTGACAGTGCCAGTGAAGGTTGGCGAGGCAAGCGGCGCTGCGCCCAGCAACGTCATCGCTTGCGCAGCGGTCAGGTCGGCCGCGTTCGCTGTCGAGACAGAGTTATTCCCCTTCAGCGTCATGGTCGGCATCTGCGCGGCGAGTGCGTTGGTGATGCCGTTGGTGGCGACACTGACGGTCACCGCACCAGTGCCGCCACCTGTCAGCCCAGCACCGGCCGTGACCGATGTCACACCAACGTTGACCGCGCTAATGGCGCTGGTCACAAATTGCGTGGTGGCAAGCTGCGTCGTGTTGGTGCCGGCCGTCGCGGTGGGTGCGGCAGGCACGCCCGTGAACGTTGGCGAAGCAAGCGGCGCATAACCGCTGATCGAGGCGCCGGTCGGGATCGTCACCACGCCCGTGAATGTCGGACTGTTAATCGGTGCGCGCGAGGTGTCGGTGGGGTGCACATGGTCACCACGCGCCCACAGCGCCGCGCTGCCGGCCGATGCGGCGCCGTTCATCGCTGGATTGCTGGTGTAGGCGAGGCCCTGGCCGGCTATCGGCGCGATGACGCTCGCGCTGCCACCGCTGCCGCCCGTGCCCTCGCCGTAATAGAGCGTATGGTCCACCTCGTTATAGGCAAGCTCCGCGTTCGCCAGCGATGCCGGCGCGCCGGGTAGGCCGGTGACGCGGCGACGGATGCGGAGCGTGTCGGCCATTTAGAAATTCCCCCCATCGAGCACGTCGCCATCGAGGGCGAGCACGGGCGACCAGGTGCTGTTTTTGCGGCCGTATGATGTGCTGTTAGCCGGCGCGTCAGGCAGGCTGGAGCGTGCTTGCAAATCCTCGATTTCCTGCTTCGCGAACATGAAATTATCCCTCACGGATTGCGTGGTTGGCGTGCCGTAAACCGGATAAGCGGGATTGATCTGCGAGGTGTATTGCGTAGGCGCGGGCGGTGGTGGTGCCGCCACCTCTGTGACGGCTGGTGCACGAGGTTGCAGCCGGTCGGTCTGTGGTGGCGCCTCTGGCGTGGCACGCGCGATGTATGGCCGGCGACGCTGCCGCTTTGCAGGCGCAGCCGGCGCGTGCGTGGTGGCCGGCAGCGGCGGGCGCGAGGATGGTGGAGCTGGCCGGCGCCTTGTGCGTGTTCTCATATGCCCTTATCCCACGGCTCTGATTCACCTGCGTCCCAGATCGAGGCGCCGCGATCCCACACGGTGCCGGCACCAAATCGCCAGATCACATTGGTATGCGCTGGCGCGTAGCGCTCGATTAGGCAGATCAGTGTTTGATTGCCCCACGATGCCAGCGGCTCGCCGGCAGTCGATATGCCGGCGCGGAAATACACCACCGTGGTTGTCGGCGCCGTCACTCGCCAGTAATAGGTCCACTCGCTGCTATAAACACGGTCGCCGGCTCGATTGACGCCTGCGCGGAACGGCGCGAATTGCTCGATGGTGATCTGATAGCCGGCCGCTGCCGCAAGATCGATGAAATACTGCACGCTCTGGCCACCGCGCGCGCTGAATTTAGCACATACCGCCTGCTGCCTTTGCTGGATCGTGTCCAGCTCGCCGATGCAGGAATCTGGCAGCCCTAATGAGGCTTCCCATTCCGGCAGCAATTCGGTGGTGGAGCAGGGAAATATCTGCGCGATAAGATCGTTTAGCCGGCCGTGCAGCCGCGCCCATTGCGGCATGAGGGTGAGCAGCAATTGATCTTGCAGCGTGCCCCAGCCGCGATGCCAGATGCGCCCGCGAGGCAGCAGCCGCTGGAATTGCCAGAGGTAATCGGACGCGCTGTAGACCGGGAGCACTAGCTGACCGTGAGAGTGCCCATCACCGGCAGCGATCCTGTCGGCAGCACCACCTCTGCGGTGGGCGAGGCGACGGTAAAATGATTGATGCCGGGGGTGCTCAAAATCGCCTCGTAGATATCTGACGGATAGATGGTGCCGCTCACCTGTCCGACAGCAGCCAGCATGTCGCTGATCGATGCCGTGATTTCGGCTTGCATGTCGCTGGTGTTTGGATCGAGCGTCAGCAGCGACACATCGATGGCGTGTGGCACTGGTGCGGCGACATACACCAGCGCGGTCACCGGCTGTCGGGTCCAGAGATAGTTGGCAACGGTGAGCTGATCGCCCGTCGCGACCGGCCCGCGTGTCTCGGCTGTCGCGCAACCATCGGTGCCCTGGGGAAAGCCACCACTGGCCGCGTTGGCATCATCAAACATTGGATAGACCACGACGGTGCCTGGACCCCAGCCATTCGGCAGCACCCAGGCGCGTGTGCACCCCGGCACCTCGGTGGCCCATTCGATATAGTCGGCAGCGGCGCCGCCCTGCGGTGGGTCGCGATAGCGGAGCAGCATCCGCGTGCGCAATTCGTCGTTGGTTTCCTGATCGGCGCCGCCCGTTGTCGGCTGCGTGGTGATGCCGGCGGAATTCACGCCGGGGACGGGTGACGATATCGAGATAGCGGTGCCCGCCGCACAGTTGGTCGCGGCACCAGACACCTGCGCCGTCATAGGCACCACCACGGTGCCGGTGGCGTCCAGCGTGCCATCGGCCGTGGTGGCGTATGGCGTGCCGTCCTGGCGCACCAGAGGCGTGCCAGCCGGCATGATAACGGTGGGCTGGCCGGTAAACTGCGCGAAGCCGGAAGCCGGCGAGGCATCTTTGCGGGTGATGCCGACAAGCGCGGCCCATGCCTCCAGATATTCGTCGGTCGCGGTGAACGGCACGCCCATGCGGGCGATCCAGTCAGCGTAGCCATAGACCGAATACGCCAGCCCCGACATGCACCACGCGAGCACACGCAGCACCGCGTTTCGCAGCAAGCCATCGAGGCCCGGCACACCGCTGGTGGTGATATCCTGCACTGCCTGATTGCGCAGCGCAGTGAGCGTCGGTCGCGCGAAAGGCATTAGCGGCGCACCCTACTGACAGGTGGCAAGAGCAGCATCTGCGGGGCCGGCGTGCCGATGGTGAGCGTGGCGAGATTGTCCCACGCCCAGGCATAGGTGAATCGCGTCATGGTGCTGTCAGGCTTGGTGATGATGACAAGAATGCCCAGGAACGTGCTGCCCACGGCATTGCCCAGCCATTGCGTGTCCACCTCGATGCTCTGCGCCACGCCATCGTCAATCAGCCATTGCAAAGCATCGGCCGTATAGCGGCGCGCCAGTCCCAGCGTGTCGCGGGTTTTCTTGGCGCGCTCCAACTGCCAGAGATTCGAACCTAGCGGCAGATCGTTATACGGATCGGCCCACCAGCCGCGCCGATCGCTGGTGCCGTCTGTCGGCGCAAAATCCGGTGTCGCCAGCTTGTCGGTGAATAGTGAGACAAGGCAGGCGGTTTCTAAATCCTGCCCGGTCTGCAAATCGCCTAGCGCCAGCACCCAGTCGCCCAGCGTATTGAGATTGTCCCAGAGCACCAGCACATCGCCGCTGGCGTTTGCCGCCGGCAGCACGGCATCGGGCACCACCAGGGGGAGGCCGAGCGCCTCGATCCAGCCGCTCATGTGCCTGCCTCTGGCGGATCGGTCGGCTGCTCACCGTCGCCGCGTGAGTCGCTGCCTTGGGTGTGCCGGTGCGTCTGCAAGCCCACCTGATCGCTGCCGCCATAGCCGGCGATGACGGCGCCTTGCACGTGCAGATCACCAGTCACCACCACCAGCGGCGCATCGATGGTGACGGTGCCGGTGGTGGTAATATCGATGTGGTGATTGCGATGCAGTGCAATGGTGTCGCCTTCATCGGTGTAGATCACCACCTCGCCCTGCTTGGTGTCGCGCGGCCGCGCGCTCGGATCATTGGTGGCCACGGCAATGCCCCTGGAGCGGTCGCCGGTCACGAAAAGCACATGCGCATGGGCTGATGGCTTGGCGTGCGAGGCGAAGCCGTAAAGCTGCATCACCGGCACCCCGTCGAGCATTTCGCGCGGTGTCAGGTGGATCTGCACGCGGTGGATGCCGTCGCTGTCATCGGTGGCGTGGATGACGCCCACCGCATTCATCATGTTCGCCTTGCGCAGAATGCGCTCTTGATTGCTGCTCATGCCAGCGAGGTGCCGCCGCTGGAGTCTGGCACTGGCGTGGTGCTCTGCTTCGTGGGGTTGTTTTTCTCGATATCCTGCACGAATGGCGGGATCGCATTAAGCGATGCCGGCTCGGGCAAGAAAGCCTCTTTTGGCATCATGGTGAGCTTGGCGTGCTGGCCGTTTTCATCGCGCACGTATGACACGCCACCGATGATCCAGGGCGGGTCCGGCCGATCGAGCTTCAGCGCGGCCGCGCCGATCGGCGCGGAGTGATTCGGCGCCCACAGCTTGCCTGCGGTGTCGCGCCAAGCGTCAATCGAGACGTTCAATTGCTGCGATCTGCCATAGCGCCGATTGCATTCCCACTGCGCGCGCTGCGCGGCGAGGCTCTGGCCGTCGCTCATCTGCTCACTGACCACGAAGCGCACGCGCTTGCGTGGCACCTTGTCGTCATAGGCGATTGGCCCGATGCGCGGATCGTTGAGGTTGCCTTGCACACCGACTTGCTGCACCGACAGAAAGAAACCCTCGTATTCGCTGAAGCGCTGATCCATCGAATAGGCGATATCGGCTTCCTCGATGTTCTGTCCCAGCGCCACACCGGAAGCCATCGCCTCGCTGCCGGCTTGCGCTAGCACCAGCGAGCCGTCGGGCATGTCATAGGCGACGAAGCCGGATACGCGGATCAGCCGGTCGGCCACGTCCCACACGGTCTCGCCGATGTTGATATTGAACCCTGGCACCTGCGCGCCGTCGCCGGCCAGCGAGGTGATGGTGACGGCATATTTTTCGGCCAGCGCCTGCAAGATGGAAAGCGCGCTGCCGCCTTTGATCTGCATCGAGGG